AGACATAGTGATAATACGGCTAGTTGGACCACCCACACCTACATCAGCACTGTTAATCTTGGCCCGTGGGAAATTGAAGTTAAGCGTGTTAGAACCATCTCCTACAGTTACATCAAGCTCAGTTTCAGTTTCATTCAAGAAACGGTTAATCATAGCAGCATCTTCGTAGTAGACCGACAGAGAACCTTCAATCTCAGCACGACCAACCTCTAACTGTGGAGCGCTATCACTACCAATAACAAAGGTGGGTGCGAAGGAATTAGTCAGGGTGAAGTCCATGCTAGTGACAATAGCGGCTGAAGAGGGAGACCCACCAGTATTACCAATGGAAAGTGACCCTGAGTAAGCATCAAAAGGTGCTGCACCTGAAGCAGTATCTTGTGTCTTCTGAGTAGCACTGATGGACATATCCTTACCCACCATACCATAAGTAGCTGTTACCATAGCGTTAGGGGCAAGTGAAACACCCAGAGTAGAAACAGTCATACCTGTAAATAGACGAGCTTGGTCAATGTCAGCAGCATAATCCTCAATAGAGAAGAACTTAGGTGTAGTACCAACCTTAAGTACATTTGTTGACCAAGTAGAGAGCATAGCTGATTCTAGGAAGGCATCATAGTCAGCATCACGAAGATCGGCTACAATGTCACCAGCCGCTTGACGATTACCGTGGCGGTCAACACGAGGCATACGGTCAGCCTGAATATCAGTACCAGCAACACGATCCTTGCTTAGGTTTAAGCTGTGTGTGCTGAAGGGTAGGTTTTGGAAGTTTCCAGCAGGGGTCGTACCAAATGTACTCTCCGCAATATATGATAGGCTGGAACGAGAACCTTGTGCAAAGGCCATATTATATTCTCCTAATTATTTGTAACAGTACCATCCGATATTAACAGGGACATAGTACCAAGGACTGTCTAAGAAACCCTTCTGCCTTTCAGCATAGTCAATAGACAGAGTGATTGTTTCATCCCCTGTGTAGGAGATATGTGTAGTCGCTTCAAAAGCCTCTAGGATAGTATTCGCTAGGCTATCAGCAGTAGCGGGGCCATTACCCTCTGGGGCATAGGCAGTAACAACAAATACACCTTGGTATCTCTGTTGTGGATTTAAGCCTCTTACAGCAGGTCTACGTAGCGTAGGTAGGAAATCAACCTGTAGGTAGCTTGTACCAGTCGTAGGGCTAAATGAAACATTCTCATAAGCTATGCCACTAGGTAAATTAGAGGTTGTCGCTAACTTATTCTCAAGTGCTGCTCTGATGTCATTGTAAATACTAGCCATGTATATTTCTCACTATAGCGCCGTAGATGTGTTCCCTCTTTTCTACAGCTTGTGCATGAGGGCTATCATTACGGAAAGTAAACCTTGAGTTATTCTCTAAGTCTAAAGCTTGGATGTCTTCTATAAGATTACCTAGACCTTCTGCTTTCTTACCTTGCTTATCGAGAGCCTTTGGTTTATTCTTAGAGGACTTTCTCCTACCCCTAGAACTTGTGTTTGATTTAACAGAGTGGGAGGTTACATAAGCCCCTGTATCGACAGGTGAGTGGTGGACTATTGTTTGTGCTATCTCTGTGAGCTTTTGTCCAACGGCATCCTCAATAGTACGATCTACCTGCTCTAGTTTGTTGTCGAAATACCGATCTATCCTAACTGTGGACTGCTTACTCATTACTCTCTCACATCACATAAGAAACAAACCTTGTCTCCATTCGAGAAGATAGTAACGACAGATATAATGTTTACAGTATCGCCATTACCTAAGATTTGGTCTTCGTCATCAGGGTCTACAGATATACCTAAAGCTGGTATAACACACTTACGAGTACCCCTTCTGATTTCATCTACGTTAGCTATAATACCCAAATCATAGTTGTAGAAGTAACCCTCAAAGGAATAGTCTGTGGTAGCTGAACCTGAGACCGAACCTGTTGTAGGATCATAAGTTCCTGCTGTTGTCTTCTTACGCAGAGTAAGGGGTTCACCAAACTCTTCAACCATCTTTAGTAGGTTGTAACCTCTTGAGAATGCCATGAACTAACCTTTAGTTGTAGTCGTAGTCATCACCACTGTAGCTTGGTGGGTTCTTAAATCTATCTCTGCGGAAGGAAGGGGGAACACGATCTGTATCTTGTCTAACACTGTCTATTGTCGAGATGCTAATACCACCAGCCTTAACACCAACTACAGCACCAGCCTTCTTACCTTGATGCTCTAGGGTCTCAGCTAAATTAGTGTAGTGCCCTATGAGGTCACTGTAGTTAGCACTGAGTGCGCCTGAGAGGTCTTGTGTGACCCTACGGGAGTATTGAGCAGCTATAGTCCTAGCAACCCAAGCAGCAGCATAGTAGACATTGTTATTAGTCTGACTGAGAGCGAATGTAACCTCTTCATTCTGGGTCTGTTGGTCGTTAGTGTCTGTATCACCGACAAGTAACCGAACAGAGTTTATGCGCCCTGCATCGGTAGTTGTACTCAAGTCTCCTGCATCATACGACCAAGCCATAGTTATTCAGTCTCCATGTTTCCGTAGTTTCTGCGCCAGCTACGAATAAGCCCACGTTGTTTGTCTGCGATCTTAGACTTCTTACACTTCTTCTTCTGGAACTCAGATTCAGTTCTAGTCTTAGCTTTTACTTTAGCATTGATACTATCTACTAAGATATGTAGGCCATCTGCATCAAGTATCTCTAGGCCGTCACCTACTTTAGTATTAGCCTCAAGCGCTGCGTTATGCTGAAGTCTACCTTCTCGGTATAGTATTTGAACCCTCTGTTTATCCATACCTACCTCTTTCCACTTTAGCTCATCGCCAGCGTTCAAGGTACGGCCACTAACTCTCATGGTTAGGGTAACGAATAGGGGCCTGTCATATTGCATTGGTTCATTATAAAGCATCGGGTAATCCTTAATTGGGTTAGTGAGGGCCACTACAGCCCCCACCATAGTAAATACTTACTGTACGATGTTATTTACAAACGCACCCAAGTCAGCACCTACGATTTGCATATCGTAAGACATCTTAACTTGGATCATCTCAGCAATTTGCTGACGCTTCAGAGCATCATCTGAGAATGACTCAACAGTGATACCCAAGTTGTTTACGCCTTCAAGGTTATTCCAAGCAAAGGTCAAACCAGCAGCAGGGGTCATAAGTCCTGCATTCGAAGGTGTGTGACACAACAGAGCGTGCTTACCACCGATGAAAGAGTTACTCTCAGCAACACCCTCTACGGAGTCGTTTTTCACTGCTTCCATGACATAGAAGTTCTCTACCTCAAAGATTTCAGCCAACTTAGCATCAGTCACCAACGCAGTGTTAGTTACAGTTGCACCACCATTCAGGCGAGCGAGGATGTCTGCATTGTTTACCAAAGCATCACGAACCTCTTTACCAACAACCATCGTGTTGGGCTTGAAGCCACCTGACTTAAGCTGCATAGTACGGCGAAGGTCAGTTACGTTCTGGATTGGTTTAGCAGAAGCATCATCCCAATAGAGGAAGTTTGTCCCTGATGTTGAAACAGCACCATCGTAGTTAGTTCCCCAGATATTATCTGAGAAGAAGTTAGTGGCAAACTGCTCTTCACGATGGATCATAAGACGCATAGCGAGAGTTTCAGCACCAGCTTGGCGAGTCTCTAATGCAGCATCTTCGTTAGCCAAAGTCTGCTCATCAAAGTCCATACCAAGACCATAAACATCAGCAAAGTAGCTACTGTTTGAAACAGTCATACCGATGCGGTTTACTTCAGTACGTGGGGCAAGTTTAGCTACATCACCAGTGCGATTCATGTTCGCACGATCATAGATGTAGAATTTGTCAGATTGTTTAGAAACACCGACAGTTGGGAAAACCTTATCAGCGATAAAGTTCTCTTGTGTTTGTGCATAAGCCAGCGTGAGGTTAGTCAACGGTGTATCAATATGCACTGCGGATGGGGTTAGCAAGGGCATTTATTATTCCTTTCTTGCGGGTTAAGCTACGACGTTACCGCCTTGGATCAGTTCGATAGCCATAATCTGACCGTCAACCGCTGATTCCAAAGCATAACCCATAACAACATCACCTGAGGCAGCAGTAAGAGCATTACCATCTGCATCGGCTTGAACAGCAGCACCAGCAGCAATAGTTCCACCAGATTCTACCATAACCTTACCTGAGATAACTACTGTAGCAGCAGTACCAGAAGTAGGGTTGTTCAAAAGAACACCAATGCAATTTTCACCAGCAGAGTCTGCAACGTCTACTTGACCGTCACTCTCTAAAGTAACGAACTTGAATTGTTTTGCTGAGAGGTCTTCGCCAGCAATAAATGTCCGTGTATCACGGGACTGCATTACAGCCATGTTTATTCTCCTTTATAGGATTTGTTGATAAGAGCCTTACCTTCATCGGTTTTAGCAACCGCAGCATAAGCTACAGCATGTTGGCTCTTTTTAAGATTGTTTTCATCCATGTAGGACTTAATAAGGGCTTCAAGCTTATCGTTAGCTGTAGTGAACTCACCATCAGCATCAGACTTTCCGACCTCCTCCATAGACTCTCCAAATACTACATCCGCAGCCTTAAGAGCTTCCATGATTGTTTCTTCCTCAGCGAACTTAGCAACCAAAGACTTAGCTACATCTACGCTAAAGTGTGGTAGAGCTTCTTCTGCACGTTTAGTGAGTTCCGCATCTGCCTTAGCAACTTCTGCTTCTTCAAGAGCCTTAAGGATAGGCGCAGGAATATCAGCTTTGTTGATTTGCTCACCATCATACTCTACATACTCAGGTTCAGCTTTCTTTTCGATTGCGTCAGCTTTAATGACGTAACCATTATCAATAAGAGACTTGCGAAGACGCTCGTTCTCACTCTTGAGGGTCTCAAGCTCTTCAGCTTTCTTCATGTCCTCTGCATACATCTTAGCAGCTTCTTCCTCAGACATTCCCTTATCCAAGTAAGGCTTGAGTTTTGCTTTCATGTCATCGGACATCTTCTCTGTTGTTTCTTTTGTCATTTCTTCTCCATCGGAGTTATCTCGCTTAAACAAGGAGACCATTGCCTGAGCATTCGCGGGACGATCCACTAAAGACAATTCTTCCAGTTCAAGCTGTTTCAAAAGGTTAGGCACTATAGTCCTCCTTGATTGCTTTGCCGCCAATACTAAAGGCAGCGAGTTCACCAGATTTGACCTTAGCCCAAACGTCATCGTTATAAACTTTGAAAGCTACAATCCAGCCCTCACGGTCACTCTGAATGCCAAGGGACTCACCAATCTCTTTAGTGATAGGCATAGAGTGGATAACTGCTCCAATCTGATCCCCTTTGTGCATTTCTTTACCGACACGGACATGCTCCATAAAGCCATTAACGGCCTTAACAAGTGTGTCTGGTTCTATTACATCACCTTGACGGTCAACTACGGGTTCGCCCTTCTCAGTGACTACTGAAGCCCACCCATAGACCATACGTTGTTCTTCGTCGGCCTTAAGGATTTGACCCTCTACTGTTTTCGTTAATGAAGACACGCTACTTCCACTCCACATACGACAAGACCAATAACGTGCTGAAGTCTTATCTGTTGCTGTATCACAAGAGTGCCTAGACCTAAAATTCGCCCTAGCCTTAGGGTCGTCCCTACGGATTTCCATGTTGGGATCACCAAAGGTAACTTTCTTTCTCTTGTCTCCATCCTTTACATAAACCCCAAACTTTTTGCTTGACCCAGAGGGTAGTCTGAAAGGTTTATTTAAGGGTTGATCTTTTTTCTCTAACTCTATAAAGTCTTCATTGAAATCATCACTCATAGTAATATCTCCGTTACTGTGGGTCAGAGGTTGACTTGTGAGGTGCCCAACAGGAATTACGTCTTGACGTTCTTGTGCGCTCATCCATAGAAGAAAAGTACAAAGTGAAGGAGGTTAGGACGACGAGAATCCCTAACACTAAAGGTTGTGCCCACTTCATATATCTAAACCACCACGTGAAATAAAAGTAATCAGAGCAGCGACAAAAGACCCAATGATAAACATATAGACCTTATTCAAGAAATCTTTCCGACCACCCTCTCTTTCGAGTAACCCCTCTATAGCTAAATTTAACTTGATTAGGGTTTTGTCTATGTTATGGAGGGTAGCCTGTATCTCTTTCTTATCTTGTCTTAACTCGTCCACTTCTTCCTCTAAGCGACCTATGCGATTTACTATTTCTTCCAAACCGACAACATCTGACATTTGACTCTCTTGTTATTATTATAGTAGTGCTGGTATTAGACCTGTGTTCAACTTAACACTGTCTACAACCGTATCTATAGTATCTACTTTTGTATCTATAGAGGTAACAGTAGCTGACGTACTATCTACAACCGCATCTACAGCATCTACTTTAGTTTCTATCGTGGTGACATCGGCGCTAATCGTATCTACAACGGTATCTATGGTGTCTACTTTACCGTCTACGGTTGAAATCAAATCAAGTTTTGCGCTTTCCGCAGGTGTAAGGCCGCTTGTACCAGTTTCCTTTACAAAGACCGCAGGAGGGTCAATTTGAATTGAATTAGACCCACTTGCAATAATTGTTGTCCCGTCATCGCGATCAACCCACGCGCCGGTGATTTTCAACGCGTCGGCTTTCGTGTTGTCAAATGTGATTGCACGCGTTGCAGTCCTGTTTGAAATTCGATTGATTTGCGGCCAGCTTATCGCGCCGAACGCCTCAGAAATACCTGTTGAGGTTGTGATGAAATAGAAGTACCAAGCAGCAATATCGCCACCTTGTAGGGTGTTGTCAGGGTCATTAAAGTCAAACTCCATGTTTCCGCTATCCCATGTGATGCCTGTCACCGTTGACCCATCAACCCCATAGCTCGCATATGTTGAATTGGTTTCCTGACTGACAAGCAACGACCAACCTGTTGCTGATGCAACAACAGAAGACGAAAATTCTAGCTTGGATATTTCCGAAACACGCACTTCCAAAACATCGTTTTCAGAATAACCTGTACCTTCTGCGTAAGTGGCGGTGTAGCTCGTGCCCGAAACGATTGCGTTATAGACTTCGGTCGATGTGGTTGTGTTATAAATCCGCAAGCGAGATCCAGCAACAATAGCCGTCACTGATATATTGCGCGGCGCAAGTATGGTCCCACTTGAGTCTGTGCGCTCGCCGTTAAATACAGCGCCATTTGCAAGAGTAATTGTTCCCGTTGTTGTCATGTCACCGGTATATGTGCAGCCGTCAACAACGACATCCCAATCCGCCATATCAAAGGAAGATCCTGCCCTAGTCAAATCTTCACCATAAACCATGTTCGCAGTTTGGGCTAATTGGTATTGGTAATAGTCATAAAGGTTTTGGGTATCGTGGTTAGATGTGATCGTTGCAGTGCTTGTTGTGAAATTTAGGCTTATGCCCGTAATGGCCGCCGCTTGCACTTCTGTTGAAACAAGCAAAGAATTTACCGCAAGGCGCACTTCCTGCTTGACCGGCTCGGCAACAGAACTCTGAAAGCCTAAATACGTA